ACTTTGTGATTTTGGATTAATTTTGTGTGTGTCTTTTTCATTTACATATAAGTGACCTACATCTGACCCTTTGGTTGGAACATTTCTAGTAGCTTCGTTGACAACGGCTTCATTAATATTAAGTTCATCTTGATAAGTTGATATAATATTTTTAAGATCACCTGCGTCTTTACCGCTACCAAGGATATCTCTAAACTCTTGTGCGTCTTGCATAGCAACTGCCTTACATCTCCAGATATGTGGCCACCAACCTGGATCGTAACCTTCTTGACCTCTGGCGGCGTCTTCAACCACATAAAATTTGTTTATCGCCATATCTTCTTTTGGTGAATAAGAAGATGTTGTTGCACTAGCAGAACTCTTATCTCCAGTAACAACTTCTCCTGTTTGGAAGTCTGCGCCGACTGTTACTCTAACAGTTTTTGCATCGTGGTTGTAAGCAATAACGGTGGCAGTTGCTCCTGATGTTCCACCAGTTATTGTCTCGCCTTTGCGAAACTTTTTACTTGGTTGTGATGTCAACGTCATTGTTGCACAATCAAGTCTTAAATCATCACGTTGGTGTGGCAATTCAAAAACATCACCTGGCATAATTTTTCTACCAAATCTATCCATCATATCATTTATATGGAACGTTAGATAGATAGTATCATTGGTTTGGAATAGGCCAAATTGTGTTAAATCAAAATCTTGATCTTGAACGGAATACACTCCACGTAAATCATATACGTCAGGGTCATAATTTCTATCCCTGTTTTCTAAGAATAATAAATCTTGTACATTAGTAGGACTTACATTTGTATTTGTTGGTTGATCAGAAGATACACTATCTGTCTGTGCGTGAGTACCTAATAGTTTGTGTACAAATATACCTGTACCACCTACTAAAAAGTGTTCTCTTACAACACGATCAGCAAATCTGTAATCATTCCCTTTATCTGGTTTCCATAAGCTCAGTCTTGGCATAATAAGTCCTTATAAGTCCTTTATCTAGTATTTATTGATTTAATAATCTTACTAAATAGTTATACAATGGCAAAAGAGCAATCAAAACGACAGGAATTGATAACTGATATTAAAACTATACTAGGTGACGGTATGGTTGATGTAGAGCTTGATCCCAAGCACTACGAACAGGGTATTGATTTAGCTGTAGATAAATTTAGAGCAAAAAGCGATAATTCCACAGAAGAAGCATTTATTTTCCTAGAAGTACAGGCTGATGTTAATGAATATACACTATCAGAAGAAGTAATTGAAGTGAAACAATTGTATCGTAGATCAATATCTGGATCAAATAATTCAGTAGATATGGATCCTTTTGAATTAGCATACACTAATCTTTACTTTCTACAAGGTGGTAGAATTGGTGGTTTGCTAACTTGGGATGCATTTGCACAATACCAAGAAGTTGTTAGAAGATTATTTGGTGGACATTTAAATTTTAAGTACAACCAAAACAACAACAAGTTAACATTGATGCGTAGACCAAGAGCACAAGAAAACGTATTGGTACAATGCTTTATGGAAAAACCTGTTGAAACATTGATTACAGATAGATATGCAAGACCTTGGATAAGAGATTATTCATTAGCACAATGCAAGATGATGTTGGGTGAAGCAAGATCTAAATATTCAAGTTTACCAGGTGCTCAAGGAAATGTCACGTTAAATGGTGCTGATCTAAAAGCAGAAGCCCAAGCGTCAATTGAAAAACTTGAAAGAGATATTGAATTGTACGGTTCAGGTGAAGATCCATTAACATTTGTCATTGGCTAATTAAAAAAAATCTGTTATAATAAGTTATGAGTATTAATTTTAGAGTACATCTTACGGGTTCAAAAAACGTAGAATTAGATTTTAAAACCTATGGCCATTCTTATGTTAAATTGTTTGAAGATAGTTTAGTTGATGCAATACATAATAGTTCTTTAAGACATCCATACAAGGTATATAATTTTTCAGATCAGCAAACTGAAATAAAAGAACAACTTGATAAAATTAATACTACCATTGACGCAATCAACAATTCACAATCTGATACATTTATAGATAGAAAAATTAATTATGACACCTATGCAGATGATGTAAATTATGTACACACGCACTTTGTAGATTCACACGTTTCTGAAATAGATGGAGAAGCATTTGGTGATTTAAATAATCACTTGCACGGCTTAGAAATTCTGCAAAGTCCAAGGCAAGACAACAATGCAATAGGACAAGTTTATTTAGATTTTCATAATAAAAAGTTTTTTGATATGCCAGAATCAGCGTTGGAACATTTTACCATATCAAGAAAGTATGGAGAATGTTACGTGAACTATTGTCAAATAGGTAGGCATATTTTTGAGATGTTTAACAACCAAGACGAACACGCACACGATGACCATATCATTCCACTAAACAAAATTAGTGGTAGTGCATATATTTGGTTAGGACCAAACACTGGTTTCGAAACGTTCAAACAAAAAACAAAACAAATAGAAGAATGGTTTACAACTAATAGTATAGGTAAAAAAATTGGTATGGATTGGGGCGACCCTAAATTAGCAATAGGTTGGCTACCAGTTGGAAGAATGACAACAGACATAAATTATGAAAAATTAATTGGAATTAATGAAATTAAAAAAGTTGACTATTTGGATGAAACAAGTTAGTATATGATATGATAGTTGGATTAGTAGGTTTTATAGGTTCAGGAAAAGATTCAGTAGCAAAACATTTTGTAGACAGTGGCTTTACAAGAGACTCCTTTGCGGCACCATTGAAAGATGCCGTGTCGAGTATTTTTAATTGGCCAAGAGAAATGTTAGAAGGCGACACAGAACAAAGTAGAATGTTTAGAGAAGCAAAGGATCAATGGTGGTCAAGTAAATTAGAAGACAAAGGTTTTACACCACGATGGGCTTTGCAATACATTGGTACAGAAATTCTAAGAGATCAATTTAATCACAACATATGGCTTCATAGTCTAGAAAATAGATATATGGCTACTGGCAGAAAACAAACGGTGGTCAGTGATTGTAGATTTAGAAATGAAGTAGGTTTAATTAAAACACTTGGTGGTTATGTGGTACGAGTAAAAAGAGGTGACGAGCCACATTGGTATGACACAGCCAAAGAAGCCGCGGCAGGCGATCAGTTCGCACAGCATAGTTTATCTGAAATGGGTGTACATCAAAGTGAATGGGATTGGGTCAATACACGAGTAGATTTTGTAGTAGAGAATTCCGGATCTTTAGAAGATCTTAAAACCAACGTAAGCGACATTGTCGCTAAAATCAAGAATAAAAAATAATATTCCTAATTAAAACGACAAGTGCTCGGTAGTTTCTACCATAGGTAATTCTGCTGATGAGACTGGTTCAATGTCTAATGCATCATATTCTTCTCTGTCGATGTTCCACTCTTCGGTGATAACAAAATCATCGGCAACCATTTCTGCTTTGAAATTGACTCTACCATTATCAGCGGCCCATTCGGCATACGTCATACCGTATTTGTCTTCGTAATACTGTGAACTTGTACCAGCATTAACCCTGCCTGATATTAAATCACTAGCTCCTGCTGATCCATCAGTTTTCCAAGATATCATCATAAGTTATTTTCCTAATAATTATTCGTTAAAAGTCAAGTGATCGTTAGTTTCTGTTACAGGTAAGTCTTCACCGTTAGCTTTATGGTCAATTGCTAGTGCATCGTAAGCCGCTCTATCAATATTCCACTCTTCAGTGATAACAATATCGTCACCGACTATGTCCCAGCTGTAATTTAATCGACCGTTGCTTTCAGCCCAAGTAATATAGTCACTGTGGTTTGAACCTTCTTCTAACCAATTTCTAACTGTATCAACTGCGCCTGCAGAACCGTCTGTTTTCCAAGATATCATCATAGTAATATGCTCCTTTGTAATATATATATATTAATGTATGTATTTATATTACTACGAGCTATACTCTATAATTTAACGTCTATACCCATAGAACGTGCTTGTCCGCTTACAATTTTAACAGCTTGTTCAAGGTCGTGTGCATTAAGATCTTCCATCTTTTCTTTGGCTATTTCTTCTACTTGAGCCCTAGATAATGTTGCAATCTTTGATCTACCGGGAGTTCTAGCACCTTTTTTAATCTTTAATTTTTCTCTAATTAAAAATGATGTTGGAGGTTGTTTAGTAACAAAAGTAAAGCTTTTATCTTTGTATACCGTGATGACAACAGGTATAACTTTACCCATTTTATCCTTGGTTTTGTCATTAAACTGTTTGCAGAAGTCCATTATGTTAACACCTTTTTGACCTAGTGCTGGACCTACTGGTGGCGCCGGATTGGCCTTGCCTGCTTGAATTTGTAATTTTAACATTCCTGTAATTTCTTTTGCCATAAAATCCTTTGTTAGACACAGATAATACGAAGTTTTAGTGTTGTTGTCAACCGGCAATATTACAGCTTATCAGCTATTAAACTACCTTGTTTCCAACCTATTTCTTCTACTGCTTTTATACGACCACAATTAGCACATATTGTTTTTAAATTATTCCAACTAGCATTTTTTAAATTACCATCTATGTGATAAACATCCATCTGTGCAGGATGTTTGGATTTAAAGCCACATTTTTCGCATATAGATTTTTTTCTATATCCGGCTTTTTCCCAAGAGCTTTTAAACCCAGTCTTTAAACCTAGACCTTCTTTAATGCATTGATCACACTTACTACGATAGTAAATTTTTCCTTTTCTTTTATAGTTAAAGGCACTTGGCCTTTGCTTACATTTAGAGCATAAGGGTCTTACGTGCTTTAATTCGCTGGTGTCGTTTATATTATCCATATATTGTATTTAATACCTTTAAAGGCGATATTGAATTGGGTGCTTTTTCCAGAAATACAATAAATATAAGCATTAACATAGGACTAGTTTATATTATTATTACAACAAATATAAGCAGGGAGGAAAAAAGATTATGCCAACATTAGTATCACCAGGTGTATCAGTTTCAGTTACTGATGAATCGATGTATGCTCCAGCTGGCCAAGGAACAGTACCACTAGTAGTAGTTGCGACTTCTGAAAATAAAACAGATCCAAGTACTAGCAATACAGCAGTAGGTACAACTTCGGCAAACGCAGGAAAACCATACTTGATCACATCACAAAGAGAATTGGTTACAACCTTTGGCGAACCTAAGTTTCAATCATTAGCTGGAGTACAGTTAAATGGTGACGAAAGAAACGAATACGGTTTGCTATCAACATATTCATATTTAGGAATCTCAAATCGAGCTTATGTAGTAAGAGCCAACGTGGATTTAGCCGAGCTAGAAGGAAGTTCAACAGCTCCTGAATTAGCCCCGGCAAATGGCACATATTGGTTAGACACTACAAATACAGATTGGGGAATCTTCACAGCTAACGCCACAACGTGGAATAAGCTAACACCAACAGTATTAACAGACACACCAGGCGCAGGTGGAAGTAGAGTTTCAAACTCAGGCGAAAAATCACCTGTATCAAGCTATGGTCAAGATTTAGATTACGCACTTGTGGCTTCCGTATCACCAGCAAAACTTTTCCAAAAAGTAGCAGGTACTTGGGAAGTTGTAGGTTCACCATCTTGGAAATCAGCAACAAGTGCCAACGTTTACATTCAACCAGGCACAGGTACAGCACCAACAACAGCAGTTTCAGGATCATACAGTGATGTATGGGTAAAAACTACTCCAGGTGGCCAAGGAGCTAATATATCTGTTAAATCGTACTCAACATCAACAGCTAAATGGTCTTCATTGTCAGCTAACTTGTATTCAAGAGATGACTCGGCAACAGCCACTGAAGGATCAGCATTAGCAATGAACGATGTTTTCGTACAGTTTGACGATTATGATGATAGTAATATTGCAGTAGCGATTGAAAGTAATTTCTCAGCTTCTACAACTACACTATCAACACCAGCTTTTGGTAAAACATCAATTCAACAGTATCATAACACAACGGACAAATCACCGGAAGTTATGTACAATGTAAGAGTTAGAAACGCAGGCACAGAAACATCAGTAACAGGTACAAACATAGCAACAGGGATTGACTTAACTGGAACAGAAACAGGTGTCAACTTTGAGCTTAATGGTCAAGACGTAAATGTTACAGCGGCAGGCGGAGCCGGCTCGGCAGTAACACTTGCTGAAATCGTAGCAAAAGTTAACAGTATTCAAACAAGTACTGGTAACGTTGTAGCTGAGATCGATTACAGAAGTGCAACTGATCAAAGACTAAAATTAACAAGAGCAGGCGGTTATGAAATCTACATACAAGACGGAACAACAGCTGGAAATGTAAAAGGTACAGGAACAGAAAATCTAGGTTTCACTAACAATACAAGTTCAGGCGCTACTGCATTCTTCCAAACATCATTATGGTCAGATGCAAGTTATGAAGCAAGTGCTTCAGCACCAACAAGTACTCCTGTAGACGGAACACTTTGGTACAAGTCAACACAAGACGCAGATATGTATATTGCTGAAAACGATGGCGGAACAATGAAATGGCACGCATACGCAAACAGCAAAGACGTTGCTCCATCAGGATCAACAGCGGCAGGTGGTTTAAGAGACTTACAAATTGTTTCAGCAGAACCAACAAAACAATCAGACGGTACGGCTTTAGCTAACGGCGACATTTGGATTGACTCAGATGAATTAGATTCATATCCAAAAATTTACAAATATAACTCAGGTACAAGTAAATGGGTATTAGTTGATAATACTGATCAAAGTACAGCAGACGGAGTTACATTTGCTGACGCAGTAGGTAATCCAGGCGGAGCAGATCAAGATGCACAGGGTTGGGGAACAGCATACGCAAGTTTCCATTCTGACGCACCAGATCCAG